GCCTCGTTCACGTTTCTAATAATAATTTTACTGTCCACCTATAAACTTTTCCCAATCCATGAATGACTTAAGCTGCCATGTCCTGTTATTAAGTTCTTTCAGGACACTTTTACAGAAGTCTACAATCTCTTCATGCATAACTTTTTTCAGTAGTGTGTTATTTAGTTCAGTATCAGAATCGAGATAGTGCTGTAAATCAGCTCTGAGTACCTTCTTCATCATCGGTTCCAGACCATAACGCTCGAGGTCTTCTGGATTGTTTAGATCACCAGAATAGTATTCCCACTTGATCTTACGCCGTGAATTATAATCGGCTTGTAATTTTTTTGCTAAAAGATTGTGATGTGTGAGGATACGCAAATACTTGGCGTGAAGCTTCGATATGTTTGCCATGGCCTTCTGTGGTTCAGTTTCATCAAAAGAAACGTCTTTGATCCACTCTTCCATAAGCAGTTCTATATTCACTGGCGGTTTCATTCTATCTCCATTACAAAAAATGTATATTACTATACTACACTTTTAGGTAAATGTCAACTACAATCTTTCAATATCAAAATAATCATATCTGATACCAAGTTCGGCTGTGATAGTATTATCAGCAGAATCGGCCGTATTGAATGTTATACCACTGAGACTGACAGGATGACAGTCTTTGAACTTGAAACGAACATTAGGCAAGTTGGAATTTGTATTGATTGTCAAAATACCATCATAATAAATGGAAGCATTAGAATCAAAATGCTTGATATATTCTTGTACCTTTGTAGGACGAGCCACGCCTCTAAGCCAGTTGTATGTTTCTTGCCATGATCTTAAATCTTCATCAACAATAAAAGTGATTCTAAGTTCTTCATATGTTAGTTTAACACCATGACGAAACGTATCAGAAAATGGACTTGAAACTGGAACAGCGCCAGTTGATACACCCGGCATAACAACAGACTGACAAAAGTATTTGGCAAATGGAAGATTTGGTACAGTAAATGTATACTTAGTTGCCTGTAGCAAACTTGTATTTTCTGGAGTCTTAGTGATGAATGATTCTGTTGTCATTTGATACCTCTGGTAATATTTATATAAACAAAAAGGGCGGTGTTGCCACCGCCCAAGTTGTTACTGCGTCTCTTCTTATTATTAGGTAAGATTGCGAACGCGGAAGATACGGTAGTACTGGTTAGAGCGTACTGTATCTGTAATTGAGTCACTAAAGTCTGTAAGAGCATCTAGTCCCTTAGCAAATGGGTTAGCTACCATTCCGTAACGTGTCTTGAAGCCGATCTTTGGCTGGAAGGTATCCTGACCGATAGCGCGAACCATCTGGAGAGGAACGTATGGGCAGTAGAATAGACCAGCGTCATAAGGTGAAGTACCCTTATAACCAACTGTACATAGTTCGTCACCGTTTGATGAACCACCGAAGTATGGGTCGATGTAGACCTTTACACGGCCGTGCATTGTACCAGCGAAGGTATTGCCAGTATCGTCAACTGTTAGGTTAACGTTTAGAGCAGGTGTGTAGTCAAGAACACCAGCCATTGCTAGAGCAGAAGCAACGTCTGAAGAAACGATAAGGATATTACCCTTACCGCGTCTTGTTGCCTTAGAAATTGCATTGCATTCGCGTTCAATCTGGAATACAAGACCCTTGAACTTTTCAACTGACCAACGGCCGTTTGAGTCTGTATCGAGGTCGAATGTACCAGCGGTTGTTACACCGTACTGAGCGCCAACAACGGCTGAACGGTAAACAGTTCTTACAACTTCACGGTTGATTTCAGCGAGAATTTCTGTTGAAAGAATGTTTGCTAGTTCTGTCTCAGCGTCTAGACCGTGAACGGCCTTAAGATCCTGAGCAAGTTCCATTGTGTACTCTGCCTTTAGCGCACGGCTACGAGCAGTTACAGTTACCTTTTCAATGGAGAAGTTCATTTCAGCAAAAGCATTACCTGTGTTGCCATCGCCAAGAGCTTCAGCCTGTGATGTTGTCATACCCTTACCAGTTGTATAAGCATCATTGTTAGCTGTGTTAGAAACTGGGTTTGAACCAGTATGTGAACCAACACCTGTAAAACCTGCTGACGAGTTCTGTGATGTGAAGCTTGTTAGAACTTCATCAAAGAATGTTTCGTTTGTGCCACGATTTGTGTCACGGCGTGAGCGCATTGCGAAGATTAGTCCTGTTGGACCTGTCATTGGCTGAACGCCTGCAATGTCATAAGCCATTAGGTTTGGAAGAGCGCGACGAACCAAGCTGATTAGGATTGGATCGTAACCTGCAACTGGACCAGCAGCAGAAGCGCCGCCGCCAAAACCACCTGCAGTAAAGTTGGTTGGTGCAGATTCGTTAAGCATACGGCCTTCTTCAGCCATTGCCTTTTCTTGATTTTCTAGGACAAGTGCTGTAACTGCACGACGATATGAATCCTTAATTGGATTTGCGCCGGCGTGGTCAAGCACTGGTGCCCACTTCTGTTCTAATTGTTCTGTAAGATACATTTTAGTATTCTCCTTTAAAGTCTTACTTTATTAATATTTATAATTTCTTTATCTTAGCTGTGTTTTGCCAAGTGATCTAACATATGCAGCCATTGGCCCATTTAGTTCTTCAGAGATCATACCTCTACCATCTGTTGATGATTCAGCAGCATCTAGAACTTTATCGGACTTAACTGATGTTGAGAAATAGTTTTCCTTAAGAATAGAAACTTTCTGAGCATATTCGTCAGTGTCAGAGTATTCAATTCCTTCAGCAAGAGATTTTAGCTTCTCTGCCTGTGTATCTGTCAATCCATCACAAGCATTAAGTAAAATTTCATTAGACTTAGATTCGTTGAGCATCTTGCTTAGTGCTACACTACGCTCAATTTCCTCATTTAGTTTTTCTTCTAGTTCAGCAACCTTGTTACCCATTTCTTCTACAACTGATACTGCTTCTTCTGGAATATCAATGTAGTGTTCAACGAATAAGTTACGAAGACCAGAGATAAATTCTTCGGTTAATTCAGAACGAAGACTTGCTTCAATAGCAACTTCATTTTCTGATGTCCACTGTTCAACAACATAGTTGAGATAGTCATCGACATTTGTTGAAAGTTCTTCTTCGATACGACCAACTTCTTCTTCAAGAGTAGCAGCAAATGCTTCTTCAAGCACTGCAAGTTCTTCTGCAACCTTCTGCTTAACAGCAGCCTCAAAAATAGCTGTAGCCTTAGCACGGAACTCTTCTGATAGTTCTTCGCCAGCTAGAAGAGCGTCAACATGCTCGGACATGTCTACTTCGTAATTTTCCATTACATCTTCTTCTGATTCTTCAGTTACGAATTCAAAGTTTTCTTCGATTGCTTCAGCAATTTGATCTTCGTCCATACCTTCTTCAAGGCACTGATCGATGAATGATTCTAGTTCTTCGGAAAGTTCAACATCATCTTCTTCGTTGATTTCTTCCTGATTCTCTTCTGCAACTTCTTCAACATCTTCTTCCATAACCTCTGCCTTCTTCTTCATTGGTTCAGGCTTTGTTGCTTTCTTGACAGATGTATCTGTTTTAATGCCAGCAGCAGCCGCAGCACCAAGATTTGAACCATCAGTGCCGTTTGGTTGAATTACTGGATCCGCAAGCTTAGTAGCAGAACCAAGTGTTTGTGCTGGGTCTACTGACTTTGAGCCTGGCTTTAATGTAGCTGCTAGTGCTGTTTCTTCCTGCATAAGGACAGCTCTTGCTGCTTCAGTTAATGACTTTGCCATATTAGATTACTCCTTTATTTCTTTTATTTATATTATTTAAAGTTTTGAGATGTAGTTTTCAAAGATTTTCAAAGCAACTCCTTCAATATCGGCACTAGAAGCTTCTTTTAGCATTCTTCTAGCACGATCTTGATGCATTGCTTTCCAACCTTCATTAGTTAAAATCCATTCTGCATTTTCCATTATACCTTGGACAAATGCGTCTGGAGCTGAGGGATCAGCAACGATATCGGCCGCTGTAGCCAAATGAAAATCGTCCTGAACAAGTTGAAAGCCGTTGGCTGGCTTAAGAGACCCTACGCCTCTTGTTGACACACCTAGACTTGCTCCACCATCTAATAAACTTTTCACAATTCTTCCATTTGGAGTATCTAAGATTTTTGCTTTACCAATAAAGTTATTACCATCTGGTTTTAAGCTTGTGATCATGTGTGATACACGATCTAAGTTAATCGTTGGAGAATCTGGATGCCCAAGTTCTCCGAAAGCACGATTTTTTGTTACATAATTTTGATTGTATCTTTCAACTTCTTTACTAAGAACATGACGCGGATACACACGACCATTTCTATTTTGTTTTTCAGCCTGCATAAAGATGCCTTGAATAGAGTGGGTTTTACCACCTTTACCATCTTCTTCTACAAGATACTGAACGTTTAAAACTTCTTCTTTAATGAGTTTCATCTTTATAGTCCTAATGATTTTCTTTTTTGTAATGAACGCTTACGCTTCATTAATGATCTGGAAAGCTTTGCTCTGCGCTTCATCTTACCTTTACGGGCACCCATCTTTCTACGACGGCGTTCAGCAGCAGACATGCGCTTTAATGTTCCACCACGTAGAGTCATACCAGGAACATTAGACACTCTCTTGCGGCGTTGAATTTTACCACCGCGAATTCTAGCTCTAATAAGATTAATGCGGGCTTCGTCTAGTTCTTCTTCATTTATAGGTTCAGATTGTGATGGATGTCTTTTAGCGTACTCCCCACCTTGTATGTTAGATTTAGCATTATAAATAGATTTCTCTGCATAATCTTTGGTTATATAACCACCTTTTGCTGCATTAGATAATTTATTTTTAACCCTACTTGATTCATCATCTTTATCTTGAGATACTCTAGCATCATGTGCATTTTTTTCTAATTGATTGCGTTTTGCAATTACGGAATCATATGCAGTTTGAGCTTTTTTACCTATAGAAGAATTCCTACCATAATCAGTTTGTAATGTTGCTAAAGCATTTGTTGCTTTAGGAACTTCAATTCTATCGTAGTTATCAGCTCTCTTGCTTAATGTTTGTTTAGGAAGTTCTTTATTAGTATCTTCTTCTTTTAGATTATTTTTTGGAACAACTGTAGTATTAGGAAGTTGTTTATCACCTTTATCATCGCGATTAACTCTCTGTCCTTTTGGTGCTGGACCATTGTGTATTTCTGTAGGATCAATAGATTCTTCAATTTCATCTTCCGTAAGCTCTCCTCTAATTTTTTGAGAAGCAGATTTCATCTGTTCACACATCTTAGCAGCAACAGCTTTTTTTAATTCCAAAAGTTTCTTTTCCATAATTAATGGAACAGAATTATCGATCTGTTCTCCTATTTCTGTAAACTTGTGTTCTCTAATTAGCTGAACGATGTTTTTCATTATAGAGGTCTTCTGTTGAATGCATATGGATCTGCTGTTTGGCCTTGATCGTAATCTTCACCGTTCTTCTTCAAATCAATAAAGATCGTTACCAATTCACCAGCACCTAAGTTTGCTGTTGATATGAGTATGTGACCGTTTGAACTTGTCTCTGGATTTGGAATTGTTGCTCCATCACCCATACTTTGGAAATCATAATCGAATGATCCTGCGCCAAATGTGACAATCTCGGAGTTAGCAGCACCTTGCCACTGTAACTTTATCTTAGCATTAGCTGCTGCTACTTGACCATTGATACGCTTAATAGTGGTATTATACTTTGTTTTAGGATGAACACCAGACTGCATAATGTATCCATTAGCATTCAAAGCAAATGTTAATGTTGATACGTTGATCAGTAATGTATTAGAACTTTGTGAGCCATCGGAAACAATGACATACTTGATCAAAGCTCTCTTATTGCTATCAATAATTTTTTGTTCTCGAATTAAATTTGCCATCTTACTGCCTTACTGCGAATGTTAAAACTTTATTGAAAGATGTAGCACTTTCATTCAACATCTGTTCCATTTTCTTTTTATTGGTTTTGTTGACTGATTCGTACACGTTTAATAATTTTTTAGCTACTGTGTTATTTATAGTAATTTCATTTTCGTTGAATCGAATAGTTTGTTCCGATATATCGTTTTCTACAATTGACTTGATTGTGTCCAATACGTTGGATTCACCCATCATAGCTTTTTGCGCTTTTTTGTTTAACTGGTAGTCTGTCTGACGAATAGTGGTATCTGAAGGCGCTTTATAATCTACAAATGAGTTTTTTAATCCTGGTTTAGCCTTGAAGTCATAATTTCGTGAAGCTGGCGAATCAGATGCGTTTGATCCACTTCCTGAACCACCGCCCAATGATCCTGCAAGTGCCCCAAGAGCCCCAAGACGACCTGCTCTTCTTAACCACTTGCCTCTGGCACCTCTTCCTGCTTTACCAGCTGCGCCTTTTCCTGCTCTAGCTGCTGTACCTGCTGCACCTCTTGCGGCGGCCCCTCTTGCAGTTAAACCGGGAAGTGCTCGGGTAGCTGCGCCAGCGGCAGCTCTTAGTCCTGTAGCAGCAACCGCAAGATAAGGCCAAATCTCATTTACTTGCTCTTGCTCATTTAGTTGCTTCGATTCTCTAATAACACTTAAATTATGTTTAAAATCTTCTGCAATTCCAGCTTGATTTGATGCACCTTTAGAAAAAGTTGCCTTTGGATTCTTCTTTAGAATTTTATTCATTGCAGCTTTAGTAGCAGCAGGACTCTTCTTACGAATTGTAGAAGTGTTTCCTGTTGTTGCTTTAGCTTTAGGTGCTGCTGGTTTTGATTTTGGAACAAAAGTTGAAGCAGCAGGCGCTTCCTTAACTGGTTCAGAACTGCGTGTTTTATCCATGCGAGCTTTTACTTTAGCTAATGAAGCATTAACTCTTTCTTTTTTTGCATTATCATGCATCATTATACCAAGAATTCCACCAATATTAAAACCGTCTCTTCTCAATTGATTAGCTCTTGATAGTTTGGATTTATATTGACCTTTACCTTGTATCAAATCTTTAGTGTCGGACACACTACCATCTTTAGGTATACTCTTATCTCTTTTAAATTTTCTTGGTTTTATATAATATTTTTTCTTCTTCTCATCATCTTTATCATTTTTTTTAGCTTCGTTCAAACCCGTCTGTATATCGTTATATGGAATAGTTACATACTTGTCTAAGGCCTGTGAATAGTACAAAGCAACTTTTTGATTATCTGGGTACACTCTAATAGCCTTTCTTTTCAATATAAGAACTGATGGCATCTCTTTATCAGTTGGCCAACCTGCTTTATATCTTGGATCAAATTTGGAATAAGTGTCCATCTTAGCTTCAGTTACATTATGAACATTCTGTCTAACTTTACGATATACCTGATCATCACTAACAACCTGTGAAATAAGCGAATCAAGAAGATTTAGTAACATACGCTTTTCTTGAGAAGTGATCTTATCTGCTGACTTTTCTAGCGCCTTCTTAAGAGCAGGAAGTTTTTTGGCATCATACAAACCAGCACGAACAAGAGCGGAAAGTTTACGATCTTCCTTCTCTTCTTTTTCAGTGATTAAATCAAATTGTTCGCGGATCTGTTTGATATTCTTCATGTTATATTACTTCTTCTTTACAGCAGTTTTTTGCTTACTCTTCGCACTCTTCATTGCTTTATCTATAACATCGTCAAATTTACGAAGCGGTTTACTATTTGGCAAAGGACGAGCAAAATACTCTATTGGTAAAGCTTCATCAATATGTTTCGCTTGTTCTTGCATCTGACCAAAATAGTTCTTAGCGATATCAATCTTACGCTCTTCTAACTTCTCAACAGCCTTTGTTGTCAAAGCGGAAGAAAAGTTTTGACGCATTTCATCTAGATTACCTTCTAGAATGTTATCTAATGCTCTCTTAATCGACATGTTTGTTCTCCTAAACGATTAGTGATATATTTATGAATCTTCCGTGACTGTACAATGGAAAAGCGCAATTGAACTAGTTCCGTAAGCATCCGTAAAAAGATTTGAATCAAGTACATGAGGCCCTGATATAATCTTAATCTTTGATCCTCTTGGAAGTAATGTTTCTCTTTCACCTTCATGGGCCGAAACAGCATCAACATATATTGCTTTTTGCCCTTTTTTAAGTTCTACTTGCAATACGACTGGTTGATCCGAAGCTCCAACATCAGCAAATCCACCAATAGCAGTATTGAAATCTAATGATGTAGAAACATACCCTCTAAAAATATATTCACCACCAAGTTGAAACTTATCTGCTCTATAACGAGAGCTAAGACCGGAATATACAGTATATGGAAATGGTGTCTGGGTTTCTTCAAAGGCCGAGTCTAATGTTTCTATTGTCCGATTTATAATCTCATCTTGTTGTGGTGAAACACCATCATCATGCCCTTTGTATAGATATCTGTTTATTTCTGCATATCCACTGCTGGTATAATCGTCAATTGCTTGTAATTCTGCTTCATCAAACATGTTTGGTTGATAAAATTTAAATAGTTCTTTATCTACAGCATTTGCGTCTTTGTATAGGTCTTTTAGTATCTTAGCATCTTCTTTACTTCTTTTGGAATTAACATTACTGTAGAAATCCGCATCTTTTTTAAGAAGATCAGCCTTACTTGGTTGTGCTGGTTGCCCTTTAGCAGTTGGACTTATGTTCTTCTTTTTAGTTACTGGTTCACTTTCTTTTGCCATATAAGCTTTATGATGCATTTTATCAAGATCACTTCCGCTTTTATATGGAACAAGTCTATCGTCATGTACAACGTAAGCAAGGTTACCTTTTGTATCAGCATAACGACCAAAGCCCATATAAGTCAAACCCATCTTACGAGCTTCTTTAGCGGCCGCAGATTTAGGTTCTGCCTTGGCCTGAAGTGCTAAACTCTCTTCAAGATACTCACCGTACTTTTTCATCTAACAGGTTCCATAGTATCATTTACAAAGCGTTGACGGTTCTTTGTTTGCCCCATTTCTAATGGATCCATAGTATCTTTACCTGTTCCATCCTGAACTGGCATTTGTTCCGGTGCTGCACCTTGCTGTTGAGCATACTGTTGCATCATAGTTTCTGTTGGAGTTGGCGGAACAATATTTGGTGTTGGTGGTTGCGGCGGTAATGGATTACCCATTTCATCTGTTGGAATTGGATTACCTTGCTCATCAACTGGTGTATTAGCGGCCTTCTCTTCTTCGATTTGCTGCAATATTTCTTCAATCTCATCATCGTCCATTTGAAGGACATTCTTGCGAACCCATGCCATTGAGTAATAACGACCAACATATGGATCCACTAATTGAAGAGTTGTAATTCTGTTCTGAAGGAGTTCAGCTTCCTTAAGCTCAGTAAAGTTGTTGTCTTTCTTAAAGTCATACCAAATGTTTTCCTTAAACTCTTTCCATTCTTCTTCTGTACAGATTTTCTTAAGCACAAGTTGAAGTTTAAGTAGTTCATCAAACAATGTAGAGAATTTGTTACGAAGACGATTAACAAACTTAGTAAACTTTAGCTCATCCCTTGTGATTTCTGTTGAACGTCCAAGAGAGAAACCCTGTGACTGTTCCAAACGAGAGATAGGAACACCAAGAGCCTTGTATAGCTTCTTTTCAAAGTACTTAACATCTTCCAACTCACCAAGGTTCATACCGCCTGGTAGAGTTGTGATTTCTGTTCCTTTACCACCTTCACGACGAGGTAGCCAGAAGTCTTCAAGCATTGAAAGGTGCTTACGGTCATCTTTGATTTCGCCAGTACTGGAATCATATACAAGCTTGTTACGATACTTAGCCATAACATCACGAAGATATTGTTCGGCCTTGATTGTTGGCATGTTACCAACGTCAATGTAGAATACTCTGCGCTCGGGTGCGCGTGAGAGACGGTAGATAACAGTTGCATCTTCTACCATACGCAACTGATTAAGTGGCTTGATTGCTTTGTGGAGATAAGAAAGAACCATTGCTCTCTTTGAGTCCATTAGCCCTGAGTTGACGTTAACGACGGCATCGATTGCAATCTTTGTGCCTAAGTTAGAATGTGCACCAATCATACCTCTTTCATTATAGAGGTAGTATTCTTTCATATTCTTGATAATTTCCATACCAGATACGGTATCTTTTGCTTTTTGGATTTCACGGATCTTACGAATACGGCGCGGATCAATGTATCTAAGCTCTTGAATACCTTTAGCTGGCGACTTATCATCAATGATAACATGATAGAATAGTCTACCATCCGTATACCAACGACGGAATAGTTCATGCCCCATATTACCAAAGTCTAGAAGCTTGAGAACATAGTCAAACTCTTCTCTAATCTTCTTTTTGATATTTTCGGGTTGTTTTAGTTCATCGGTATCTAGTTCGACACCTGATTCGGAATCATCGTTAACGATTGCTTCGTTAACAATTTCATCGATAGCAGTTTCCAATTCAGGCTGCATCGCCATTTCACGATAGCGAGTGATAAGTTCAATTTCATTTCTAACAACACCATCAAGATCAACATAGGTACCATAATAAGCACCTGATTGAATAGTAACAGCGCCGTCATCATTTTGTGGCAGCGCGAAAGACTTATTCTTCTCTTCTTGATCTTGTTGTTTTTTGCGACTTATCTCAAAGCCAAAAAGTTGGACCATTACTCACTCCAGTTTGAATGGGTGGGGATTTCTCCCCACCCTGTTTATATAATGTAATTAGACGAGTCCCAGACCAGCACTTGGGCCTGCCTGAGTCGTATCTGTAGTAGACCTTGATGCTGGATTTGTAGATTCCCACCACTGGTAAGCAAAGGTCACAGCGAACTCTTCAATTGAATCATTTGCTGACCAATCAAGTTCGATTGGACTTACGTCAATTGGGAAAAGTCCTACGAACTTATATTCCTTAATGACGTTGCCAGCTTTACCGTATTGGGTCACATATCCATCTTTTTGATAAGATAATGGACTTACAAGATTGCGAAGATTGCTAACATGTGAATTAAGTGAACTCATCCACTTTTCAAATGTGTTACGGATCTTGAAATCTTCATCATTGATGATTGTAACTGTCCATTCTGAAAACACGCGATTTCCTGAAAACTTTAGTTCACGACCAAAGTAGTTTACAGGAATGCTGTTCACAGTTGAACCTGGAAGCTGTGCTGCTCTACACATAAAATTGAAAGCAACTTCGGAACCAGTCTCACCGTTTAAATTTACTGTTAAGTCTGGAATGGTGCAAGAAAACAAGTTTGGTCTTGCACCATCTCCTACCATTTGTGATCTAAAGTTAGCTACGTTAAACTCTGCCATTTTATTCTCCTCTGAATCTATTTATGTTCATTTTATTAATTAAAACTTACCAACGATTTCATCAAAGGCAACACCAGTTCTAACAGCCACAAAGTTAAGCTGAATGAAGTTGATGCTTCTAGCAGGCTTGATGTAGATATCACCAATAAATTCGTTGCGGTCGATAACCTCTGGAGTGTTATTGGTCTGATCGCAAACTACACGGTACTGGTAAATACCACGACGGCCTTGTACATCACGAAGATATGGTTCTACAAGCGAAATGAACTGAGCGCGTGTAAATTCGTCATTGAACTCAAAGAGTGAGTACTTAGCTGCTCTTGCAATTGCCTTTTCAAGGACAATAAACAATCTACGAACGTTGATACGATCAAACGCTGATGGACGAGCAAGAAGTGTCTTATCGCCATATAGAACTGTTCCTTCGCCTGGGAAAGATACAATTGGATTAACGCCCTTCTTGTATAGTTCATCACGGTCTGTCTTACTTGGATTCCAAGCAAGTTTTGTTACGTTCTTGATTTGACCGCGATTGAATCCAGCTGGTGAGTACCATGGATCACGTTCAAAGTCTGTTCTTACACATAGACCGGCAATATCACCGTTCATTGGTACCCAACGGTAAACGTTATTAAACTTATCGAACTGATACTTCCAGTTTGAGTCCATTACAGCATATGAAGATGAGTTAAACATATCTCTGTAAGATGTAATGTTAGTTACTTCGCTACCGGATTGATTAACAACATCTGACATTTCAGGTGATATGAAAGCCACACAATCTTTGCGACTTTCTACGATATTATCAACAATGTATTCGGATACAGTTTGTGATGCAGCACCCGTCATGATGAGAGAAATGTCTACTTCTTCAGCATTCTTAAACTTATTATATGATCCAATAAGTTGTGCATCTGTAATAGTTGATGAACTGCCATTAGAAAGAAGTAATGAGTACGAATTTCTTGGTCCTGAATTAAACTCTGTATTTGAACTAGCAATAGCCCAGTTTGCATTTGCCCCATTTGCTGTTAATTGTAGTGCTACATTAAATGTTGCAGTTTTACCAGTTATTGTAGCTGTCACAATATCATCAAAAAGATAACCTGAACCATTAGCATTAATTGTAATAGATTCAATTTGACCACTATGTGTCCATGCTGCATTTGCTACAGAATTTGCTCTAAATGAAGCATTTGCGCCAGTACCACTACCACCGCTAAAAGTAATATAACCAGTTTCATTATTTGCAAATCCAGATGAGCTTACAAGATTAATACTAGCAACATTAGAAGAAGTTCCTGTTGGTTTGTTAATGACATAAATGAACTTGGAACGATCATTAATTACGTTCACATAATAATTTGATGAACCGTCATCATTTTTAGCATCGGACGCTTTAGATACAAAAGCAAACTTTTCAAGAATTGTATTAGGTGTTCCTGTAAAATTGCCTTTTTCATCAATAACAATGATGTGCATTTCATCGTTTGAACCGCCGCGACGACCAACAAAGTTTGATGTGCCAGGAATTCCATCAAATTCCGCTTTAAAGTTAACTGAAGAACTTGTCCATGCTGCCCAAGCAGTAGGATTAGAACCGTTAGAGAATACAGAAACTCTTAATCCATTTCCTTTATCGCCAAAATATCTCGCAGCAAATGTTCCTTTAGAAGAAGGAGCACTCAAATCAACATACTCATAGTTATACAATTCTTCATTTGGAATATAGAGTCCTTCGCCGTCAGTAGCGTTTTTGTCAGCAGATGAGTCGGCTGCGCGAACTACTTTAAGATTTCTTGCATAGGACAAGAAGTTTGCTGCTGTAAACCATGTTGCGAAGTTATTAGAGTCTGGTTTACCAAAACGATCGGCCAACTCAACTTCGTTTGAAATTGTTATAATAGAATTAGCTGGGCCCCAATTAAATTGTCCTGCAATAGCACCTTCTGTTGTTCCAACTGATGGAACAATGGTAGTAAGGTCGTATTCAGATACATTTACACCTGGTGACAGTTGAAATGCCATAGTATCTCTCCTTTGTGAAGTGGATTATTCTTGTTGTTATTATTTAGAAAAATGAAGATTTTACAACTTTCTTTTCCAATTAAAGTCGTCCCAAGGATATCTCTTGGTTCTATCCTCAAACCACACGTTTCCAAACTCGTCCACCTCATAGTCTGGGTTGTCAACACCATTATCTATGATAGGCAATGGTGTTAAATCTGTATCCATAATGTTCAATTGCTCTTGTTGGAGCGTAACTCTGATATCGTTATTGATGTTTTCTTTAAAATATCTTTGGGCCGTCAACCATCCAAAATGGACTAAAGTCATCACAAGATCGTCGTTATTACCCTCTTCAGCCTTAAATGTCTGTTTATCAGCGGAAAAAGTGGTCAATTCTGTTATAGTTTCAGCATCATTTATGATCAGCTTATCGCTTTCAATTAGTGTCTTCAGGTTGGTACAACCGATCATTTTTGTCTGCTTGGAGGTTTTTAGACCGTAAGCAATTCTCTTCTTGAAGCCCGGAGTCTGCTGTTGACCTTGTTTGCCCTTCAATTCGATCTTGATAAGGTTTTCGTAAGCAAGTTCAAAATGTATGATATCCGATACTTGAAGCCCAATACTATTAATTTCCACAAGCACGAAAGC